GAGGAACTTCAAGGAACCCAAGTGAAGTACCTCAACGATCTATACTACTGGATCAACGAGCGCGAGGCCATACGGCGGCGCAAGGAGAACGATCAGTGGGAGCCGCCATGGTCTGAGGACCCGATCATGGCGGGGAACAGGTGGTGTAACGTCCGCCGCGAGCACGACAAGGTCACGCGGTGGATACACAACAACTACATGCCCCACGGCCTGTCGGACGAGAATCTGCCCATCGCCATGTGTATCGCCCGCCTGGTCAACTGGCCGGAGACTCTGGAGGAACTGGGCTACCCGCATAAGGGGTGGACACCGGACTACCGCCAGCACTTCATTGAGACCTTCGACAAGCGCAAGGAGAAGGGGCTCAAGTCCTGGACCGGGGCCTACATGGTGACGGGCGGCTACTCCGCTGGCGGGGAGACCAAGCAGGTGATCATCGCCCGCGTCCTGGACGGGGCTGCGTACATGTGCCGTAGGTTCATTGGGGCCAGGCCAGCCATGCTCAGCTTCGCGGCGGGGACCCTGGCTACGCCCGGTATGGGAACCTTCCTCGTGGCCCAGGTCATAGCCGACCTGAAGCATACGGACCACCTCTCCCAGGCCAGTGACTGGTACTCGTGGTGTGCCCCCGGCCCCGGCTCGCAGATGGGTCTCAACTTCATCCACGAGCGACCCCGCACGATGACCATCCCGGTCCCCAACTTCATCGCGGAGGTCAACGTGATCCGGGAGCACATCCTGAAGAACGTAGGCCTGGCCCTCTGCGCACAGAACACCCAGAACTGCCTCTGCGAACTGAGCAAGTACGTTCGGGCCAAGCACTTCGACGAACGGCTCAAGAACAAGTACCAGGTATGAAGCACATACGCAAGATCATCGCTAAGATGGATTGCTCCAAGGAGGTCTTTATGATGACCTATATGGACCTGAACCATATAGCCCCCATCCATAGAGGCCTCAATTCTTGGGTCGATACCGCTACAGCGCGAATCACCTACACCACCGCCAGTAGCCTCCAGGAGGTGGCCTTCAACGCCCCCACCGAGAAGCAGGGTGCTTACCTGGAGTACTACAGGCTGTGGATGGAGCACTCCGGGGGCTACTTCCCAGACTACGGGGCCAAGTGGCTCTGCTCCTACCCCTACGACATGTTCGAGAACTACCCAGGTATGTACGTCAAGTCCTCCCTGAAGCATGAGACCGTACAGACTCTGGAGTTCTTCGCCACTACAGAGAACATGAAGCTTGCCCACGCTGCCATAGAGGCGTACATGGAGACCGCCGCCGAGGACAAGATTGTGGTGGAGAACCTGGAGTGGGACAGGCAGAATAACCCCCGGCCCCCCATAGGTACATTCCACCCTCTCCTGCCCTCAGGAGTCGTTCACTGGAGAGGCTGGATGGCATCTAATTACCGCCCTGACTAGGTTATAATAGGGTTTACCTAGGAAGGACAATGAAACCCCTAAACCAACTTGCGGCCGAGATACTGGTGGACTGGAAAGAGTCCCCCAGCTCGGCCTTTTACCGTATCCAATCGATGCCCTACGTCGAGGCTATGCTGACCATGCGTACATGCGAGGACAGATATGGCCTAGAATGGGGCGACATGGTAGTAGCCCGCGCACTGAATGCTCTTCACCAGTGGCGTGGGGAGACAGCTCGCAAAGTGAAGGCGGAACTCAACGAACACTTAAAGGTATTCAATGATAGACATAGCGGGTCGTAACGTCAACCACGTCTACCCGGAGGCGCTCTGGCGCATGAAGGTGATCGGGGTCGAACAGAACTCAAGAAATGGCAGGGTCAGGCGTATCCTCGGGCCGGTGGCAACGACCTACCGGTGTCCCCAGGAGCGTATGCTGCTTGACCCTAAGCGGGACGCCAATCCCTTCTTCCACATCTTTGAAGGGGTGTGGATGCTAGCGGGGCGCGACGACGTGGGCTGGATTATGGCGTTCAATACGAACATCGTCCAGTTCTCAGACGATGGGATCACCCTCCGGGGGGCATACGGCCATCGCTGGAGGAAGCACTTTGGCCGAGACCAGCTGGTCTGGGTCATTAACCACCTCAGGCATGACCCCAACTCCCGTAGGGCCGTGATACAGATGTTCGACCCGGAGACAGACCAGCCCCTGGTCTCCCATCCCCCGAGCAAGGACATCCCCTGTAATACGGCGGTGTACTTCGAGTTGGTCAATGGCTTCCTGAACATGACGGTGACCAACCGTAGCAACGACATGATCTGGGGGGCCTACGGGGCCAACGTGGTTCACATGTCGATGCTCCAGGAGTTTATCGCTGACTCCCTCGGGGTCGATGTGGGCCACTACACTCAGTTCAGTAACAACTTCCACATCTACGAGCGACACTTTGATCTCATGGAAGAGATTGAGGAACCCCCCTACTACAGCGAGGAAATGTCAGCCACCCACGTATCCATCGTGCGCTTCGGTAACTCGCAGTCGGACCTGGAAGAGATAGTCCAATGGATGGGCACCCCAGACTGGGGGGACTATACCAACCCCTACATCCTGCTCGTCCTCAGGCCTATGCTGACGGCGTACAGGTTCTACAAGAACAAGCGGCGCATTCAGGCCCTAGAGGCCTGTAACGACATCGCTGACCTGGAAGTACGGACAGCTTGTAAGCAATGGCTGGAACGCCGCAAATGGGAAGACGCATATGAACTTCAGGATTAAATACGACGCTGGGCAGGTGAAGCGGTATCACACCCAAATCACGATCCAGACTCAGACCCTGGCCGACCACCAGTGGGGTGTGGCTATGATCGTCAACGAGATATACCCCCAGGGGTATCAGCTGCTTATGGCGGCCCTGACCCACGACCTGGCCGAGGGCCGAACAGGGGACATCCCCTACACCGCGAAGCGGGACAACTACAACCTCAAGTCTGCCTCTGAGGACGCGGAGGAAGCGTTCAACTTCGAGTATGGCCTGTGTCAGGGCCTCAACTCGGAAGAGCAGCATATCCTGAAGTGGGCAGATATGTTCGAGTGCTTCCTGTTCGCCCGCCGCGAGACATGGCTGGGTAACCAGACCATGCAGAAGGTGGTTGCTACAGCACGGGACGCCCTCAACCGTATAGGGCACCCGAACGACAAGGCTGTTCAACTCTTCAAGGAATACCATGGCTGAAATACAAGGCGCACACTACAAAACGGTGCCGGGGGAAGAGCACCACCGGCGGGCGATCCGGCTGAAGCTGAACTGGTACGCGGGAAACATCACCAAGTACGCAGAGCGGGCCGAGCATAAGGGCCAGCTTCAGGAGGACCTGATCAAGGTCATCGACTACGCGTGTATGTGGCTGGCCTACACTGAGCTGACCGTGGACCAGCTGAACCGGATTGACTCCATCGTCCGCAAGGTGGTTCCCCCAGTAGCTACCCTAGGGCCGGAAAGCTACTCTACAGAGAATAAACCCTACGAGCACCGATAAAGTCCCTATAATAGAGCCTAGGCCCCGGAAACGGGAAGTAAAAAGTAGGAGATCAGATGAGAGTATCATTGCCCGCAGGGCATAATTCGACCACCGCCCGGTTCAGCCGGGTATCGAAAGGCGTCAACTACGCATACTCGGGCTACCGCCCTGAGCGGCAAGCCCGCCCCCTCATGGGGGGATTCATCGTTCTCTGCGTCACGGTGATTCTGTTCGCCGTCGCTATCAAGATTTGATCCCCTGAGAAGGATCGAAACACCGGCCCAGCGGTTCCTGGGATACACGTGTAAGAGGAAATTGATCATGAAGAAGACTCTCATTGCCCTGGCTATGCTCGCCGCAACTTCCGCCTTCGCTCTGGACATCGGTGCCGGCGTTGCCGGTGCTACCGGAACCTCGGCAACCAGCGGTGGCGCCATTGCCGGCGGCAACCAAGGTTCCCTCCTGTTCGGGGTGTCGGCAGGTCATCAAGACGCTTCCAGCGCTGGCGGCGCGGAGAACACGACCCTGGTCAACTCGACCGGTGGTCAGACCACTTCGCTCCACGAGGACACCGCCTCGGCCAACCAGAACGGCTTCAGCTTCGGCCTGGCCGGTCAGAATGGCTCCAGCCTGGGCGCCTCGAACAGCTCGGCTTCGGGCAGCTTCGGCCTCCTGAAGGGCTTCGTCTTCGTCAACCCCTAATCCGGGGGCCTGAAGGCACCTAGCCCCGCCGAGCTACCAGCCTGGCGGGGCTTTTCTTTTTCACCACAGAGGAACTCATGAAACATACCATCATTGTCCTAGCCCTGTTCGCCGCCTTCGGCGCTCAGGCGCAGGAAGCGGAAGCCACCGCTCAGTCACAGGCTCAGTCGGCGGCGCGGGCCGAATCTCAATCGGGATCGGTAGCAGCGGGCAACGTGGTCGTTATTGACCAGTCTGGCCCCACCTCCCAAACGGTCAACGCTACATCAACGCAAACGGTCAACGAGCATTACACCGGGAGGGTCGAGAATGTCCAGTCGGGCACTACCACGAACAACACCAACGTCCACTACTCAGGGAAGCAGACCGTCAAGAACGTACCGGGTATCGCAATGTCCGGTCCCGCAAGCGGCCCCTGTACGGGCGTCAGCGGTGGACTGGGAATCGCTGGTCCAGGATGGGGTCTGGGACTCAATGGGGCCGCTGTCGAGCCCTCCTGCGTCGTCCGTGAAAACGTCCGAGTCATCGGCATGGCCATGCAATCCCTTGACGGGGCGGCCCATCCTCAAGAGAAGGGTGAGCTCATGATCCTGATGATGGACGCAGTTCGTGGCCTCGGCATGATGAACGACGCGATCATCAACAAGGAAGTGAAGGCGAAATGAAACACTCGGCCCTATTCCTGGGCCTCCTGGTAGCCTTCGGCGCCAACGCCGGGGGCTTCACGGATGAGCCTACCTGCTACTCATGGAACGGCGGACATAAGTCCGCAGGTTCCTTCAGCAAGTGTAACGCGGAGCTTCATGCCCATGTGAAGCCCCATGTACCTGCTCCCCCGCCGGTGGCCTACGCGGCCCCGGTCCAGGCTCCACCGATCATGATGCCGGTGTGCCAGAACCCACCCCCGGCCTCAGTTCCACTGAAGCCGAAGGTAAAGCCGAAGCATCGGCCCAAACCTACTACACGCTGCTAGTAGGTGTAGGGGCAGTCGTAGCGGTAACGCCGCTGATGGACAACCCCATTACTGTATTCACAGTAGCGGGTGCCCCTCTCAACCCAATGCCGACGCAGATGGACCCGACCCTGATATTCAGGGCGGGTTTCTATCGTCACGGCTGGGATGCTGATCTCCACGTCGTTCGGACCAGGCAAGTTAAGACGCGCCGCGCAACCGGCCAAGAGAACCATAAGCGCAAGTACAAAGTACTTCATATACACCTCCTTAGGTGATCAGTATGGCCCGTTTCCTGGGCTTGACCGTGTAGCCAAGCGCTGTATCGGGGGCCTCCGTTACAGCCAGGTTAGCAGTTACCTCTCCGAATGCGGACACTGAGGCGATAGACGACAGGGTATCCTTAGCCTCTGTGACTGAGAGACTGCCGGCTGAGGGGGGCCATGCCGCCGTAGCCGTGGAGCCGAGTGTATCTTTGGCCTCTGTAACGGAGAGGTCCGCAACCCTAATTGGGTTTGCTAGCGCAGCCGTAGCTGATACGGTATCCGGGGCCTCTGTGACGGAGAGGGTAGCGGTAATAATTGGGACTACTACCCCAGCACTGGAAAGGGTATCTCCAGCTTCCGTTACGACTAGGGTGGCCCCCGCTATACCCCGCGCCGTCGCGGCGATGCTATCCCCTGCCTCCGTTGCGGATAGGGCGGCGCCAGCTATGCCCTTAACCGTGGCAGCTAGGGTATCTGACGCCTCCGTAATGCCCGCGCTGGCCTTGGCTACGACATCTACGTCAGTCGCCAGGCTATCCGGGGCCTCGGTCATAGCCGCCGCAGCACCTATGGTAGTGCTGACGGTAGAGACCAGCGTGTCGTCAGCCTCTGTCCTAGTGAGGTCTGCTGCGAGCACCGCCCCGGAGAACAGTATGGGGTAGGGGCTGCTAACAAAACCAATGTTAGAATTGCGATACCAAGTGACCCCCGAGCCGTTCCCGGTGGGGTCCTGACCTATGCCCCAGGCCTCTATTACCAGTATGTCCCCAGCCTGGGTAGTGACAGAGGCTCCGGCGAAGTCATTAACGTCCTGACCCGCAGTGGTGGACCAGATGTTACCCTGCGCTCCTGTAGCGTCGAGAATGTACCCTACAACGGCGCTGGTGGAGGGCCTCCACACGTACATGACCGGAACGTGTCTTACGTTCATCCGGGCATTGCCCTGTACCTTTGGCCTGTAGGCCCAGGTCTGAGCCGGGATCGTCTGGGCTATCAGCGGGTCACTAGAGAACCTGCTGAAGTACATGGAGGCCACGCCAGTAGCCCCCGGAGGGATGTTAGCCAGAAGCGTAGTGCCGTTGCCATCTACAGGCCGCACGAGAGTCCAATAGGACTCAGCTACACCCGAGGCGAAGTTCGACCCCTGGGGCATGTAAGTGGACTTGTCCCCCGCCGTGGGCGAAGTAAATGATCCAGTGCTACCGAAGTACAGGATGGTGGGGGTAACCACGCTGACCGTAGCTGCTGACGTATCCGCCGCCTCGGTCACGTTCAGGTTGGCGGTTATCGCTGGCCACGCCACCGTACCCGTAGAGGCAACACTATCATTGGCCTCCGTCACGGACAGGGAGGCCCCGATTACGGTCACCACTGTGGATGCTACGGTATCGTTGGCCTCCGTCATCGAGGCGCTAGCAGCCCTGCTCACCGTGGCCGTGGAGGCAATGCTATCCGGGGCCTCTGTTAGGATAGCGGTAGCACCAGCAGTGGACTTGACGGTGGCTGAGAGGGCATCCGCTGCCTCAGTCACGGCCAGGGTAGCATCACGGCCTATCAAAGCGGTGCTGGCTACGGTGTCATTGGCCTCCGTTACAGACAGGGAAGCGTTAAGTACAGGCCACCCTGCGGTAGCAGTAGCCGCTACGACATCCTTGGCCTCAGTTATAGACAGATCACCTGTGCTAATGGTGGGGCCATTAGCAGCAGTGTTAATACCGTCAATCTTCAGCGGCTGGATCGGGACCCCAGCAGCCGCCCCCTGCATGTATATGTAGGAGTTGACCTGAGCTTGAGTCCACGGCCCATTTATGGTAGCGGTGGCGGCGGAAGCCCTGTTAACCCAGTCAGCCTCTATGGGTGGGTTGGAGGCGGTGTCGGGGGCCGAGTCAAAGTAAACCGTCCCACCTGACTCCCGGATACGCAGCCAGGTGTAGGGTAGTGGATTCGCGTAGTAGTTGGGCTCTACTATAGCGAACACCGTCTGTACAAACTGGTCCTGCTTTACCGCCTTCAGGACACCGTCCGCCTCTAGCCACCACTGGATAGTGCGGCCGTTGGCGGGGGTCCTAACCCCAAAGCCATTCTCAAGTCCTACGACATTGCCTGCTGTACGTATCGGCTGAACGAACTTGTAGAACAGCGAGCTACCGATGAAGTTATAGAACCCATTTGAAATGAGTGACGCTTGGTTAGCTACCGCCGCCGAGGTCAGGGTTTGTACCCCAACCCCGCCCACGAAGTCAATCGTTCCGTTGACTACAACGGGGTTCCATTTAGCAGTGTCTAGCGGGGCCTCAAAGTTCTCCGTGAAGGTCTCAATCAGAGGGAAGGGGGCAGATACGGTCGAGGCTAGGGTGTCCGGGGCCTCGGTGACGGAGAGGTTAGCAGGGGCTCCGACCTTGACCGCACTAGCTGACGTATCCTTGGCCTCGGTCACGTCGAGGTTGGCGGTAGCTGTAGACTTGACTACGCCAGCTACGGTATCTGCCGCCTCTGTAACGGCAAGGTTGGCTGTACGAGGCGGGGTTACAACCGATACGGTGGCTGCTACTGTATCCGCTTCCTCAGTAGCGGCAAGGGTGGCTACGCTAGTGGGGCCGGAGGTGGTGGGGCCGTTTAGCGCGTCAATCTTCGGCATCGGGTTAGCATACCCAGCCGTAGCATTGCTTATCCAAACCCTGAAAGTAACCTTGGCAGAGGCAAGCGTTATCGGTAGGCTGACTACTGTACCCGAGTATTTAACAACCCACTCACCCGGTAGGGGTGGATCAGAAGCAGTTATGGGGGCCGCTTCAAAGTAGATCGTCCCACCCGATTCCCGAAACCTCAGCCACGCATAGTTGTCCTTGACCGGGCGGAAGTTGGCCTCTATCTCCGCAATCTGTCCCCAAGTGTTATTGGTGAACTTGATGAGCGAGAGGTTACCAGTCGAGTAGATCGTCCAGTCAATCCGATTGGTGTTAGCGGATTCAATACTGAACGAGAACTCACCCCCTGCGGGGTTGCCGGCTCCCCACCATGGCGCGTCAGCTATCTTGACGAAGGCCGAGCTGCCCGCGAAGTCGTATTCACCTTGGGATTCTAAGCCCGCATGGGTGCCGTTTACCGTCGATGTATAGTTGAAGTTGCCCGTACCCCCGGAGAAGGTAACAGTACCACTTACCGTATCCGTCAGCCACTTAGCTGTATCGAGGGGTGCCTCAAAGTCCTCCTTCAGTGTCTCTATCTTAGGATTGGGCTCGAACAGTATAGTGTAGGGCGAGGTGAGCTTAGTGTCGGGGTTAGACGTAACCCGCAACGTCTGAGTCAGATTTGCAGCACCACCGGACGTGCCCGAGTACCATACCTCAAGGACAAGAACGTCACCAGCCTGTACGGTAATGGCCGAGCCAGAGAACGTCTTTGACGCAATAGCCGGGGTGGCGGGAAGTTCCGTGCCCGCGCCCGCTGCTGCGTCAAATATAAAGCCAACCCGACCTACCCCTGGCCTCCAGACGTATATTACAGGCCACAAGAACTGGTTAGCAGTGGTCGCCCCCTCCCCCATGAAGAAGGCAGCGGTCCACGTCTGGGCGGGGATCGTCTGGGCTGCTAGTTTCCGACTAGTGAACCTACCAAAGAAGACAGACTGTATCGTGGATACAGCCTGTAGGTTAACTGTCCTGTCTTCTTTGTTAGCACTACCGTTAAGGAACAGGCTAAGGCGACCCTCAGCGCTGCTACCGGAAGCAACGTTGTTGGTAGCCTTGGGCAGATTGGTGGCCTGTTCCCCCTGATCGGGGTACAGTTCACCGCCTTGCCCTATTAGCCAGAGGGTTGTAGCCACATGGCCCTATCAGGCTTGATTACCGGCAGTGATCGAGAAGGTGTTAACCGTAACGGTCTGACCGACCTGAATGACGTTGTTGTCGAAGGACATGTCCCCCGAGCCTTGGCCGCAAGAGCCCTGTACGTGGCCCACCACGGTTTCGTCGGCACCCGTGGCGCTGATGCGGAACCAGGTGGCCGTACCCGCACCAGTGGCGGCGACGGACCAGGTGCCCACCTTGTCCACCTTCAGGTTGGGGACCGAGCCCGATGGGGCGCTCAGCCAGTCTGCTCCCAGCACGATCTTCGCCAGCAGATCGCTGGAGGTGGCCGCTACTCCGATGGCGGGCTCCGTACCTTTGTAGATACGCAGCGAGGGGCTGGCCGGGGTGGCCGTTTCGATAGCGTTCAGCCGACCGGTGTTGACTGTAGTGCTGTACTTGAGTGTCATGATAGCTCCTAGAATTGAAGGCTCAGGCCGAGTTCTAACGCAATCCCAGAAGTGGCCGTAACCTTCATCCATACCCAGTTATTAGCTGGTACGTTGGGATTGTTAAACGTGGTGATCGTATTGTTAGCGAGAGAGGTGGTATTGGTGGGGGCCGTGATCACTGGCGTACCCGCCGAGTTGCGAGAGGCAGCGTACAGCACCTGCCACGTCACACCTGGGGTAGTCCCCCTCACCACCGCATTGATCTGGGTAATGGTCAGCGCCGCTCTGGCGTAGAACATCGACACCTCGTCACCAGCGATGGGCAACTGGAGGGACAGGGACTTGGGGCCCATGGGACCCGTAGGGCCAGGGGGGCCGGGATTCGCCCCGCCACTCTGGTCGTAGGCTCCGCCATTCAACCAGGTCCCAGCGATGGTGCCTGGGAAGTAATTGAGGCCGCTGTTCTCCGTATTGATGTAACCGAAGTCCTTCACTATGAACCGCATGCCGGTGACGTTCTCCCGGCCCACGTAGTCAGTGTCCGAGTTGAACACCGTAGCGTCCATGCCTACGTCAACGAAGGCTGAGGTGAAGGTAATAGCTGCGGGGATCGTTACAGTGGTGCTACCCCCCTCGATGTAGGCCCCGGCTCCCCAGGCCCCCATGTGGCTAGCCCCGCCGCCGCTGATGGTGTAGGGGGAGTAGTTGTAGATGGACCCACCGGAGGCGGACAGCAATTGGGAGCCCGCTACAGAGGCCAGGTCCATGCCTGTACCAATGGTGACGGTAGCCCCATGGGAGGACATGATCCCGTTACCCAGGGCATTGCCCCCCACCTTGAAGTTCTCCACCAGGATACTAGCCCCGGCGTCGGCATAGAAGGCTGCGTCAACGGGGGCACCCGTCACCCCCTTAACCACCGAGGTAAGGCTGGCGCCATTACCCCTAAAGACGACTGGCGGTCCAGGTATGTACCCGACAGCCTGTATGGGGGCGAGCATGCCCGTCCCCAGGTTGATAATGATCTGGGCCCCATCGCTGGGGATGAATCGCTTGGCTTCCTCATAGGCCCTGGTGCCGCTAGAGAAGGCATGGGCATCAGTATTGGTGTACCCATCGTTGGCATCGCTGCCACCTGGGCGAACGTACAGGTTGAGGTCCTCGGTGATGCTTATGACAGCACCGTTGTAGCCCGAAGCAAGTGCTATGATCGGGAGAATCACCTCGTCCGCGTGGTCTAGTACGGCTGATGCTTCTGACATATAAACTCCTAGGACCGCCCCGATTTTACCCCTACCTACCCCCTTACCCCCCCGAAAATAATCGCTGCACGGGCCTGCATTAGGGCTTGGTTTTGCTGTAACGGGGGCTATTTCCCCCGTAACGCTTTGGAAAGCCGCTTAGACTTGCTTTTCTTCTCCCGTTCAGGCTCCCACCCGGTCTGACGCATCGTACCGTACACGTATGCGTCAGCCCTGTCGCCCTTCAGGCCCTTCTTAGAGGCCTGCCTGGCCAGCTTATCGTGAAGGGCCTTAGGCATTAACGGTGCTCCGGCCTGGGGGGACCAAAGGGAGGGCCATCCCGACGGTCGTCATACCGGCAATAGTACGGCAGACGGAGGCGCGGGTGATGGCGAACCTCACGGCGCCACTCGCGACAGTTGCGGGGGTAGCGAACGTGACCCGGATGGGGGCGCCATTGCTGGTCCCAGCGGTCCCTGTCGGGGCCGGGCAGGTTAGGTCGGGGTGCCGGCTGAGCGACGGCCAAGGTCGAGACCAAGGCCAAGAGAGCGAGAATGTACTTCATTGCATACCTCCACGTAGAGCTTGAGACATCATTGCTGGCGGGGGCATACCCCCACCTCCTGGGGGTGGCATTCCACCTCCACCGGGGGGCGCCATACCCCCAGGTGGAGGACCAGCGCCCATACCAGGAGGGCCACCACCTCCAGGAGGCATACCAGGTGGGCCGCCAGGCGGCGGCGCAGGCTGACCATCCGGGCCTATGCCCAGTTGCTGTAGCATCTCAAGGGCACTCGGGTCCCCCTGTTGCGCCCTCTGTAGTAGGCCCGATAGGCCCATCGGCATTCCTTGGTCCGGCATCTTGCTGCTCCTGTACTTGTTGAGAAATAGTCATCATGAGAGGGGACACCTCCCCCCAGGGACGCTGGGCCAACACCTTGAACAGGTAGTCCATTTGTTTATCGTCAAAGTTTAGGATCATATTAGAACTTGATGATTTTGTTAACGACAGCTGACGGCGGCATAATGCCGAAGGCAGCGTTACTTCCAGAAGCCTGTGTAGCGTTGACGCCTGTATAGCGGTTATCGGTTGCGAAAGTCCCCGACCAGCCGTGGGTATGGTTAGCCGATATGCCGCCAGTGGTGCCTACGTGGGTGTGGCTACCCGCAGTTTCCGTGTACATGAGGTAGCCGGTGTCGTCAGCCGTACCGCCGCCGTAGCGACCATATGCCTCTTGATATCCTTGCCACACGTCGGGGTGGTAAGCCGCTTGGTGCCGGTGCTGGTGCCCGCCTGCCTCGGAGGTGCCGAAGTAGTGAGTATGGTCCGCGCTAACCGTGCCGGTGTTCCCCGAGACACTCACCAAGTGCGCGTGGATCTGATCGGCGATGTTATGCGCGTGCGAGGGAAGATGTGTAGCTCCCAGCGCGGTAGTTTCCGCACCCCCTAGGCTACCCAGCGCAACTGCCGGACCCGCTGCGGCTGTACCTCCGGCGTGGATGGTGTGACGACGCCGCAAGTCGGGCAAGTGGAAGGTGGTAGAGCCGTCCCCGCCGCCCCATACTCCACCAATGACCGCGAACAACGCTGCGTAGGTAGTACGAGACACCTGCTGACCGTTACACACCAGGTAACCAGATGGAGGCGTAGGCCCTGCGAAGTCGAGGATGGTGCCTGTAGGTACTTCGGCAATAGCAGTACCGTCCCTGGCTATGGCCCCCGCTATCCCCAGACCAGTTGGGGAGAACCTAGCTATCACCACACCGTTGATAGCTATGCCCATGACGTTCTGAGACTCACGGAACAGGCCCATGCCTAGCTCGGAGTTGAAGGTCATGGAGGGGGCAGCAGCCACGCCATCGATGAGCTTCCAGGGGGCCAGTGGGCCCAAGAGGCCATCCCGGGTGAAGACGTTGTTAAGCTGCTGAGCTATATCCCCCATCGTAGGGTTAGCCCACTCCACGTCAATGACCTGGCCCCCCTGTACGGGGTTGCCGTCGGGCAGGGTATAGTTACCGGATAGATCACGGGGCATATTGGTCTCCAATTGCTTGACCGGCCTGAGAGCCAGCCATGGTAGCTGTCCTCAGCGTCTTGTACAGGGCCTTCTCCCAGGCCTCAAGAGCCGCGCCCCTAGCCTGCTTCGCACCCATTATCTCCACCCACTTCTTCGGGTCAGACACGGCCTGGTCGATTGCCTTCTTGGTGAGGTGGTCCCTAACCTTGAGAGCGCCGTACACTGGAGCCATCTTACCCCCGGATAGGAACGTGCCAACCGCAGCAGCCAGGGGGTTATCCGTAGCCACTTGTAGCAGGTTCTTCTTGATCTCCGTATGGGCACCCTCAGTGTTCTTGTAAAGGTTGGCCCTGCGTACCTCATCTGAGAGCTTACCGCCCTGCTCTACCACGTCACTATCCAGGCCCTTGGCGGTGAGCGACTTGTTGAGGGACAGCTCGTTAATGTCCTTGAGCTTACGCCCTTGGTCGAGGTACTCCCCGCGCAGGGACTTGGAGGCCTGAGCAGCCGTCGCCTTATCCCTAATGGCCCCCGCCCCTTCCTCGGCGGCAGAGGCGATGAACTTGCTGCGCTCGTTAGCTGCCTCCATGAGGACGTTCCTGACGGAGTCAAACTCCGGTCCCTTGGGCAGGTTCCTCCGCAATTCAGTAAGGACGAGGGTGGAGGAATTGGGGTCATTTATGGCATTCTGAGCGCGGTTAATGGCCCCCTGTACATGGGTGTTCCCGATGACCTCATCGGTGGTCTTGAGGGACTCCAGGCCAGCCACCACGCCTGCCTTCCTCTCCTTGCCCAGGGGCATCTTGCGAAGCCTCTCCACGCCCTCACTGGCCAGGTCGTCGGCTTCCTTGGTGAGGGCACCTACATGCTCTCCACCCTCCGTTATCTTGGTGAGGGCTCCAGCCTTAGCCGCAGCCTGCTTACCACGCAGTTCGCTAAGGTCCACCAATCCACGGCCAGGGATACCGGCCTCCAGGCCAGCCACCTTGACGTTATCCGTCAGACCTGCGGTAGTTTGGGGGAGCATACCATCGCCAGCCGCCAGGCCCTTCCTGGCCAGGTCTGTAACCTCGTCAGCCTCGGACCCCAGGTGCTTGGTGAGCCTACCCGCAGCAGACCTACCGGGCACCGCGAAGTCAGCAGCTGCGGTGGCCCCCTTGCGAGCGTAGTTAACAGCGTGGGGGAGAGCACGGCCCGCAGCAGAACCTCCCGCAGCCCACGCCGCAGCCTTGCCCTTCTCTTCAGGAGCGAAGGTGGCCGAGGTAGCAGCGTTGAGCCCTATATCCGCCACGGCTGGAGCCAGCTTCTGGGCGAACTTGGGCAACACCGTGGAGGCGACCTTCTCTGCGGCTGGTGCTCCGAGGAAGGCAGTAGCCATCTCAGGCGCGGCCTCCCCTATGACCTGGCCTACGTTAGCGGTCCAGGGGGCGTCCTTGACGAACTGCTCTTCCTTGGCCATCATCTCATCCGTGGGGGCCATGGAGGGCATACCCTTCGACACGGCCCACTGATGGAGCTTCTTGACCTGGTTAGAGATAGGCTGACCCGCCATGAACTCGGCGCTCTTCAGTAGGCCCCTCGACGCCCTGTGAAGGCCATGCTCTAGTCCGCCCACCCCACCCTGGACCAGCCCAATCTTAGGCTTGCCCTCCAATTGCTCCAGCAGTGCTGGGTCAGTAACAGGCCTGGGCGCGGCTGGGCCACCTGACTGGCTCTCCAGTTCGGCTAGCAGGGCGGGGTCTGTTACGGGTTTCATTCTTGGAACCACTGACCGCCACGCTTGACGTACTTAGTCCCACCTATAACCTGGGTAGCCCCGTCAGCAGCTGGCTTACCTACAGGTACGGGAGCCGCCGCCGCAGGCTTGCCCCCGCCCGCTACGGCACCAGGGGCAACAGCGGTTACGGGGCCAGCGGCGGATCGACCAGTAGGAGCAGCCCTAGGCTTGAGCGGGGTGAGCTCGTAGTCGGGTACAACCACGGGCTGGCGCCCCTCGGCGTCAGCATATGTATTGTAGTCAGCCGCCTTACGCTGGGCCTGCTCGAAACCCTTGCGGGCCAGGAACCGAACTGTCTCCAGGGCCTCCATGCGGGTACTGACGGGCAGGTTAGAGTTGGCTATCTCGCCCACTGCCTGCTTGTAGTCCTTCACGTCCTGGTTAGACGTGGAGCCGGAGAACTTGGGAATGTTCCCCAGCATGGTGCCTTCCAGGGCCTTGAGCTTTGCTGCCGCCTTAGCACCTGGGAGGCCGATGCCTACCGTGCCCAGCACCGCATCCACACCAGAGCCCACTACGGACCCGGTGGCCCCAGGCAGTATGGCCTCCATTTCCTTCAGCGTGTCTTCGCGGACGATGGAGCTATCCACCTCACGACCTACAAGCTGACGTTCTTTAGCCTGGGTGCTGTTCTCCTGGCCCACCTTCT